GTAGGTGCGCCTTTTGCACCTTTCTTTCTCATCTTTTCACCACTACCAGCTTTTATTCTTCTTCTTTTAGCTTGTATATTTCTATATAAACTCATTTTGTAAGACCTTTCTGCTTTTCATATGTCCTGAGTCCTCCGATACCGAGCATGCCACCAAGGACAGTTAAAAGTGTACCCATATCAAATTCAGGCAGTTCTGGTAATTCTGCACCAGCAATGGCACAACCGAATATAATTAGATCTTTTAGGATAAAGTGATACAAAAAAGCAATCGCACATGTCCAGCCAACTGCTGGTCGCCAGCCGCCCTTGAATATAGAACCACTTGCAGCCTCTGCTTTATTAATCTCTAATTGAGCAAGCAGTGCCTCCTGCGCATGTTTTTCGGACATGGTGGCTATCTCGTGAGCCAACTTAGCCTTTTGATCTGCATCAGGTATAAACTTATCTAATAATCCTGTAAC